CCATAGCCCATAGGGAAAGATTTTGTTGCGACTTTTCTAGTTAGAGTTCCGTCAATTCTTGCGTTACCGCTTAGTGTTACTTCATCTAAACTTGTTACTTGTTTCGGTTTTTCGGCTTTTATAACTCCTGTTCCGCTGGTTGTTCTAATATCTATCAAAACTTTCAGTACACCAGAACTATTATTTATATCGGTTCGGTTGCTATTATCTTTGGTTTCAGCCGATAAGCTGACAGGACTAGTAGTTTGAGTTAAGTCAATATTTGCATGGATATAATTGACAGAATTAGCATTTAGAGCTATCGTCTCATTCGATAGTTCAAAATATCTTCCTCCTGCTACAATGGAAGTATTAATGTATTGCACGTTTAGAGCTGTGTTAATTGGCTCATCCCAGTCTTTGCGCCTGATTGTTCCATAGTCCATTCCAGTCAACATCATATATAACTTTGCGTCATTATTAGAACCGACTGGAAACTCTGTACTGTTTGGACTAAAGAATGTAAAGTTTTTAATTGTCATTTTTAACCTTTCTTGAAATTATCTTCGCTTTATCTAAAACTGGGTTATCAGTAATTGATAGCTCTAACAATCTAAATTTTCTACCGCCATAAGGATAACCACCAATTGACACAAATTGACCGACTTCATACAAGAGCGTAGTTTCGATTCTAAGCGTGTTTTTGCTATTATAGTATACTTTACCTGACAAAGTTTCTAAGTGGTCTTTACGAAGCTCTCTGTACCCTGTGAAGCTATCTATTCTATATTTGTCGCCATAAGTAGCTACATACTCATATAACATTCGGTTTGTCCCCACTTTCTACAAAGATAAGTCTATCACTGAACTCTGTTTTAACTCTGTCTGCTATATAACCTGAATATAGTTTACCCTCGTACCAAATATCAACCAAGTCATTAACATACAAAGGCAATAGTTCATTTTGATTAAAGATTAACCTTGTGACGATTGTGGAGGGAGAAATTTCAGCTTTGATAGTAGACATATCAGGAGGGTTTCCGTGGTCATCTCTATCATAAAACAATGTTTTAGCTGTTCTTACATCTGGCAAGTCTGTTCCGTCTCCATGATAAGTGCTATAATCAATGACATCGCCGTTATTTTTTGCTGTGTACATTTTAGGAGGGTCTATGTAGTCGTCTGCTTCCTTATTTTTGATAAACACAACAGCGAAGTTATAAGCTGAACGCTCTACTATTGTTTCGGTTTCTACTGCCACCCTTTGCTTAAAGTCTACCCTTGTCGTGATTCTATTTCTGTTCCAACTCCTAGAAGCGAAGTTAATAAATAATAAGTTTCTAGGGTCTATTTCAGACGAAGCGTGTTGAATAGTTGTTGTCGGTTGAAATTGAACCTTAGAAAATATCCTTTTAGCTACGTCACGAGCTGATGAAGTTTCTGCTTTTCGGTTAATTGTAGCCTTACCAGCGAAAATACTTGAATTGAAAAAGTAGCCATAACTCATTAAATTATTCTTATTAGGGTCAATTAGATAGTCAATGATAGCGGAGTTTGTCGTTTTAGTTATTGCATTCGGAACATCAAGACTTTCAATCATTGCCCAAAAATAGTTCTTTAATGTAGCTTTGTTGCCTTCATCTACGCTTGTCACAAGATAAACCATATCTAAGTTTAAGTTTCTTTTTTTACCTAGAGTTTCCTCAATTGGAACAACTTCAGGAAAAAGAATTTGAACAATATCGCCAACTTCTACCGAAACGGTCAATGTAGCCGATGAAGTGTAAAGATAACCTGTTTCCCACAATTCATAGTTAATAACTTGACATCTTGCCTTTGGTATTGGTAGCCCTCTTTTGTCCTTTTTACCGTCAGGAAGATTAAAATCAGATATATTATAGTAGTTAGGGTTAAAGTTATCATAAACATTAGCTTCTAACATTAAACGAAGTCCGCCTTTCTCTTGATTTTAAACTCTGCCTTACTTAAATTGATTAGCTCCATTTGACCTTTTTCAATTATACGAGTTCTGTATCGCTCAAAGTCCATTACAGGGAATAAATTTAATGAAGTGGTACCATTCCAGCCTTGATAAGTTTCGTCATTTACATCTGTATTAATTAAAATATAGTCTTGCACCTGTTCCGTCTTGAATACAATTGCAGTATATTCATTTCCAAAATCGTCTAAAAATCTAACTCCAGCAGGTGTTTTAGGTAGTTTCGGATATAATACCCCCATAAAACTAAATATTTCATCTTTTATGTCCCAGCGACTTAAACGATCTATATTTGTTTCTCCATAATAAGTATAGGCTTGATTTGCTATATAATTATATCCAAAATATTCACTTATATCAGCAATTGTGAGTTCGGTAGCTGAGGGCATGTATGAAGTTCGTTGGTTTTGTGACTCGCGTTCACTTGGTAACCAAGGTGTAGCAATTGAACCTATTTCGAGTTTCAATTTAGAATATACGAGACCCGCTGTGCCTGAAATTTGTCTAATGGTAATGCTATCAGTAACAGCTAAAGCACTATCAAAAGACTGATATTTAGAGTCTAATTCTGCTGGACAACTTACACGAATCGTTTTACCTAAATCGCTTTGTTCAATATTATGCCAGTATCTACATAAAATTGTGTTGTGATCATCAGTTCCAACATTTCCATAAGCCTGATAGGTTTGGCCTTTAAGCTGGATAGAGATTGCACTTCCAACGACAGCATTCGATGGTACAAAAACATTGAAACTAAAGGTCATTGCTGAAACTCCAGTTTTTGACTTAATTACAGGGTCGTATATTTGATCAGAACTAAATAAAGTATCCCAAGCTACTGAAGTTGAAGTTGCTGTTAAATTTTTCGTATTTTTTAACAAATTAAAGTTAGGATAAACAGTGAAATCATCAGCAATAGTCATAACTTCTTCCCACTTATGACCAGCAGTCCATAAAGCCGATTCTGAGCCTGAACCTGTTATTTCGTATCTAGCAGAAATAGTATCCTTAGCTTTCAAAACTACAGCAAAACTATCTATCGTCCAATCAAAATTATTTCCCAGCTCCTTATCAGGTACGACATAACCAGCACTTGTGCTAACAAATCTAGTTATATTTGCATTCTCTCCTGAACTTTTTACATAAGCTGAAAATACGTAAACTCCATTTTCTGGAGCTGTAAATGTCTTATAAATACCACCCCATTGAGCAGTTCGTTTTTTGACAGTTAGACCTTTATATGTTCCGTCAGTTATCCAACCACTTGCGTTTTCCCAAGAACCACTAAAATCTTTAGCACCGTCTAATAAATTTAAGTTAGGCAAATTCAAAGAAGGGCTTGCTTTCAGTCTGTTATAGTTTTGTAAAGGTGTTTCGTCCCCTTTATATCCGCCATAAATTTTAGACTTACCAGTGATAGCTTTACCATTTTTAATCATGTTAAAAGTTAGATTTTCGTAAGTGTACCACTTTGTAATTATATCAAAAGTTATTTTTTCGCTAAAAGTTCCGTTCTTACCGTAACCCTCTGTCTTTGTGACATCTGCTAAAGCTAAATCAGCATATACCTGAAAAATCTCTGTTTGATATTCAAGTGTAACGAACTTTTGGTTAAGAATATCATTTACGAAGTCTTTCATTAATCGATAATTTTCTTCTAAAGTTTCGCCAAACGTTTCTAGTTTAAATTCTATTTGAGGTTGAGTAATTGAGCGTGTTCCCGTTACTCCAATGCCGTTACTTTGCCAGATGTTATTAGTTGATTGTAACCCTAAATTAGAGGGCTGGTAAAGTCTAACTTTTCCATTTGTGACGTCCCAAACTTTATCATCTGTTCCGTCTAAGTTGGTATGTATTTTATACTGCCTTACCATTAGGCCCTCCCTAGTTCAAATTCTCGTCTGATTGCTCGTGCTAAGTTAGAAACATCTTGACCAGCACCACCTTGCACGTTAAATGTGTTATATGTTCTGTTATCGCTTGATACGCTGTTAGTGCTTAAACCGTAACCGCTAGAAGATAAATTGACATCTGTTAAACCTACTACCATTGAACCTTTGAACAGTCCGCCAAGTTTACCAGCGATACCATTAATAGCTCCTGATATATTGTTGATTGTATTTGTTACACCACCAAGAACGCTGTCTATCGTGTTCTTGATTCCTCCGAATAATCCGCTAAAGAAACCGCCAAGCCCACTGAATACTCCTGTTATTGCATTGTAAGCATTAGAAGCGAACCCACCGAAAGCACTGAACACTCCACTAACAGCACTCATTGCACCGTTAAATACTCCACTAAAGAAGCTACCGACTCCGCTGAACACACCTGAAATAGCTCCCCAAGCACTTGAAGCAAATCCACCAAAGGAGCTGAACACTCCACTTACTACACCACGAACAACGTTGAATATGCCACTGAAGAAACCAGCTGCTGCATTCCATATTGAGCGAACTACTCCCCAAGCACTAGAAGCAAAACTTCCGATTGCGCTGAAAGCACTAGATACAACTCCCCTTACAACATTAAATATACCACTGAAGAAACCTGAAATAGCACCCCATACTGACCTAACTACATTCCAAGCTGAAACAGCAAAGCTACCAATGGCACTGAATACTGTTGAAGCCACTGAACTAACAGCATTAAATATTCCACCAAACCAAGCTGACAGGCCTTGCCATGCGTTAAGAACTAATTTATAAGCACCACGAATTACAGCCAAGATAAGTTGAAAAGCTAAGTTGATTATCGAACCGATTAAACCAAATATAGATTGATAAAAACTAATTAAGGGTTGGAAAGTTGTGACGAACCAATTATAAGCATTTGTTACTAAAGAAGCAATAGTTGTAAATACAGTTGTAACAACATTTACTATTCCATTCCATAGCTCTGTGAAGAATCCTGTAACTCCTGCCCATGCTGTTTGAATTCCAGTAACAACAGTCGTCCATAAGGTAGTGAAGAATGTTGTCATTCCGTTCCAAGTGTTTTTAATACCTTGCACAATTCCGCTGAACCAATCAACTAAACCTTGCCAGATACCTTTTGCTCCGTCAACTGCTCCATTCCATATATCAGCAAACCATTGACCGATACCGCTAAAGAATGAAACCACGCTATCCCATGCGCTCTTTAAGAAGTCTACAAAGTCCGCCCATATCTTTTTACCTGTTTTAGTTTGAGTGAAGAAATAAATCAAGCCAGCAACTGCCGCTGCAATTGCCGCTGCAATCAACACATAAGGATTAACGGCAACAACAGCATTAAAAGCTGCCATTACACCTGTTCCTGCTTGAATTACTGTCTGTAACTTTTTGAAAATACCAATAGCAGTAACTATTCCAGAACCGATTTTAAAAGCTACAAAACCTGCTGTTAAGGCTACTAAAGTTCCTTTTAAGACTGACATAGCAGTTTCACTTTCACTAATTTTTTTCAGAAAATCAGCTATTTTTTTCGTAACTTCTGACAATTTACCAGCAAATACAGCTATGCTCTTTGCTACGTTATCTATACTTGTTGCACTTTTTGTTGTTTCTGTATTTATTCCAAGAAGTGAATTTATGACGTTTCCTATAATAGAAACTATGGAACCAAATGCGCTTTTTATATTATCCCAAGCCTCTAAAAATGCTAAAG